GATCGATTGGACGGTAGCGTCCTGCATAACTCATCTCCTTTTGTAATGCTTCTAATGTTCGATACAGATAAGGAGTTAAATCCAATCTGGGATCTGCAGCCATTGGTAAATCAGGTGACTGCGGGTGGGGAGTCTGCATCATGCCCCCCACAAGGCGAGCGAATTGAGAATATGCACTCTGCAATTCATTCACCATCCTGAATGGGAACCCAGATAACATCTCGGCTCTTTCCTCGTCCGTTTTAGAAGGGAAAAGGTATTTCAGTGCTTCAATGCTATCAACACCTAATTCTTGTAGATTTCTTACAACAATTGAATTGTTAAGAATATCTTGTGTGGTGTCTTCGTAAACAGGACCCAACCAACGCCACTGAATAGTAACGTCTCCATCTGGAATTAATCCAGTAACTCCAGGGGGAATTTGTTGAGTTTCAACACAAGCCATCATTAATTGTTTGACTTGTTCCTCATACATTTCCATTGCCTGGAAGTAGAGAGATGCTTCTTCTGAAGAGGCACCTTCACGAAGGTCTAGTGGTTTTTCTAGACCAGCTGCTGCTGCTAAAGAGTCACGGAACAATCTTTCTTCTTGAAAGATAATTAATTCTAAACAACGGGCAATGCCATATGTGTAAATTGACTCAGCTTTCTTTTTCGAAGTAGCCGCAACTCTACCAAACAATGATTTGTATTCCGTTGCAGTTACACCTGCTGAGATTGAAAGTTCATCGACACCTCCAAGAGAGGTTCGAATTTCTTCTCGATATTGACGAGCAAATGAATTTTGATCTCCGGTGATTGCATCAGGGACGATATAACCAACACGATCATTTGGTTCCAAGTTTGCAATAACTCTTGGAACTCGAATCTGTCCGTCTACGCCTCTTGCAATTGGATCAGATTTAAACGTGGAAGAACTCATTGGAGTTCCCATGCCACGGAATCCAGAATTTGCCGCAATAGAAGGACGCTGAATCACAGAGTCATCACTTGACTCAAGCAGATCTGTTTTTGGCCTGGAAGAAAGAAGTGTGGGATTACCAAAGAAGGTAACATTCTTTCTCATTGTACGAATCATGTCGTCATGAGTAACGATATGATTTGCTAGGGCATCAAAATCACCACTGCCTTCATGCGAGAATCCTTTTGGATTGTTAAAGATCTCAACACAGGGAATAAAACCTAGGCTATTTGCAAATTCTTTTGTCTTTCCAACATGAGCATGATATTGCGTATCAAAAGTAATTTCTGCGTCTGAGTGCGTTTCTTCAATTGTTTTTTGTTTAATAGACAAACGAATGTATCGTTTGGCTTTATTTTCTCCATTTAATTGATTGCGCCCATCTGGAGAAAGAGTGGGGGCATCCAAGGTTTGTTGAAAGCCTTTGCCATTTCGAACTTTATAGTTGTAAATGATTACAACTTCATCCAGTTCGCCATCAATGTTGTAATAGGTGCGATATTCATGGCGACGAAAGTAATAGAGCCGATAGTTGTTAGAAGTCGGACGTACGTAGAAAAGACCTTGTCCATCGCAAAGAAAATAATCCCAGATACTATCTAGTCGAGTGCCAAGCTCATTGTGTTTAACAACACGATCAATAAAATCTTTTCTTTGAGAACCAAAATTATCTTGCGTCGGAAAAAATTCAACACCCTGTCGGATGCCAAATAAACGCATTTGAGCTAAATGACTAGCAACAATGCCAGTATCAATTTGCTGGCCTCCATCACGATTCAAATAAGAATCAACGATTTCTTTTAATCGACCTGACGTACTTCCAGCAGCCATTAACTCTTACGCCCCTTATCTTTATGCATTTTAGCAGCTCTTGCTGCTTTACCTGCCTTTTTTGCAGCTTTAGTATTAGGAACAAATTGTTTTCCTTGACGACTACCAGCTCGTTTTTTTGCATCTGTTTCTTCTCTTTCTTCTTTGGAAAGAGAAGCCCAAGCTTTTTTAGGAAGATACCGTTTAGTTGTACCGTTTTTTTGAATTGCTTTATCGGCCATTTTTTTGTTTCTTAGCTGCTTTTGCTGCTTTTTCGTATTGATCTTTGGTTTGCCAATCTTCTTTGCCCCATTTCTTTAAAGCTTTTTGTTTTTTGCCTTCACCTCCTCTATACCCGCCACCAGCTTCTTTATACTCTGAAGCAACGAGTTGAGCTTTACGCGCAGACCACTGGCCAGGTTTACCACCTTTGGAGCCAGCCATGATGCGTTTTTTAATTCGCTCACGCAATTCTGGTTTTGTGTATTTGGTCTTATCACTCATGATACGTATTTATTGACAAAACCATCAGGAACTGCTTGTCCTATTTGAGGACCGCCAAACATGCTGTTATTCAAAGCATTGATTCCACCTGCCTGAGCCAAAGGAAACTGTTGCGGGCCGGTCCTGCGAAGAAACGTATCTTTTTCGTTAGGATTATCAGTTCCGCGTCCTTTGTCATAAATTTTCTTTTGCCTCATCTGCTCACGATGTGTAGCAGGATCAATGGGAGGCAACATTTGGTGGCCAACCATCATTCCTCCCATGTTGCCCACAGCGCCAGCAACATTACTACTGCCTGGACTAGGAGGAATAAAATAAGGAAACTGACGGGCACGGGTCTCTTCTACAATGTCACGTCCATTTTGAGGATTACCTCCAAAAACTCCCATATTGCCAGGTGCACCTGGTACGCCTGCTTGACTACCGTAACGCATTTTTCATCTTCAACTTTGAACTATTCTAATCTTCGTTAACTTCGTATCCTGCAGCATCATTCAATTTATTTAAGACAATTCCATTTCCTTTGACGTTCCATTCAAGAATATCTCCTTGCGTCCATTGAAATGTTTCAGTGACTTCTTCTGGAAGACAAATGAAAATTTCTCCATTTGATTGCTCTTCAACTTCTATGATGTAACTCATTTCGCTAATAGCTTTTCAATTAGCTTATCAAGCTTATTGTTTATTTGCCTAAAGTTTTCTTGCATCTCTTGTATCTCTCGTATAAAATCTGTTTTTAGCACATATTCGACAGGCATGCGATTCAATTGCATTTCAATGTCTCCTATTCTTTCGCCTTGATTTTTGATACTTGTGGATAAAGAGCGCATGCGATCATTAGCACGTTCTAATTGTTTGTTTGCAACCCAGGAGCCAGACGTAACAGCTGATATAACAGCTGTTAAGCCAATTGCTATATATTCAGGTCCCATTGGAAACCACTGCAATTTTAATTCAATAATCCAATTGTAAGCGACCTTTTTTCATTAAACCATTTACTAGCCAAACCAGAGCATCAACACAATCATCATGACTGCTAACTCCAAAATTAGTTAGCTCTTCATACATGGCAGTGAAGCTTCTGAACCGATTAAAAATAATTTTTCTGTCTTCGAACATGCCCATGATTCCACGGAACCTTGCAAGTTTATCGGCACGGAATCCTTTAACTGGATGCCAATTTAAATTGTAAAGATTTTCGTTCTGGAGGCAAACCCTTTTAAAATCAGATTCTAAAGAAGCCTGGTATTGAACTGCTTCACTCCAGATTTCACATGTTGAATAAGTTGGATAGTAGTTACCGTTTTCATCTTGACCTACGACAGACCAATCATTCAAAAGTTCTTTTAAAGCGTCTAGCTTTTCTAAGTTCCCCATGACACGTATGCGTCGATAATCAATGATGTGAATAGTATCTCCAATACGACCACCAAGAACCATGACGGTGTAATCATTTTTTTCTTTTGTTCCAGCGGAAAGGTCAACACCTATACCTAAAATATCAAATTCCGTAGCAATTTCAGCTTTAACAATTAGCTCTGGCGCAAGAGACAACTCGTTCTGTCGAACGATTTGATTCATGTACTGAAAACTAAAAGCAATTGGTGCCTGATGTTTTTTCTGTTTTAGGTAGTCTAATGACCACATTTCTGGCCAGTATGATTTTTCTTCTCCTGTTTTTGCGTCGTTATAGATTGCAGACAAAATAATCTGTATCCAATTATTTTGTTCATTAAACGTTGTTGCATGAATATCGTCATGCCTAAAACGAGTACCAAGGCAAATAGCTCGGCCACCCTCAAACATGGTAGGAGCAATCACTGCGTTCCAGTTGTCTTGCATTTGTCTGCGAATGTCTGGATTCGCAATGTCTGCTGCAGATTTAATTGCGTCATCAATCATTACAAGATGAGAACGCTTGGATGTCACTGAACCTTTAAGACCAGCTGCGCAGAGTGTAAACTGCTCATCAGCAGTAGTATCAATGCCAGCAAATTTATGGTCAATTGACCAATACTCATTGCTTGTGACATTTTTCATTAAACGCACAGTAGGAAAAACTTCCTGGTAGCGTTTGCTTTCAATTATTCGTTTGATAGTTGCAGATTTAGAGCGTGCAATATCAACGGTGTAACTCAGATATAAAATCTGCAGGGTCATCTTTGCCGTGGTATGAATACTAATAGCCGATGC